AAGACGGTATGGACAGACCTAAAAGTGAACTTGCTTATAGGGTTCCTGCAAGTAAGTTTACGCGTAGAAAAATTACTGCAAACGAAAAGCAAGAAGAGTTGGTTGGACTTGATACTACTATTGATTGGAAAAACACAGGCGATAACAGCTATGACGGTGAAAAACTTAGTCTGTTAGTACACGATGAAAGTGGTAAATGGGAAAGGCCTGATAATATTCTAAACAACTGGCGAGTAACTAAAACTTGTTTAAGGTTAGGTGCTCGTATAGTTGGTAAATGCATGATGGGTTCAACGAGTAATTCGCTGGACAAAGGTGGTGATAATTTTAAAAAGCTGTATAATGATTCAGACGTTACAAGCAGAAACCGCAATGGACAAACAAAGTCTGGTTTATATTCTTTGTTTATCCCAATGGAATGGAACTATGAAGGATTTATTGACGAATACGGACAGCCTGTATTTAATAACCCAGATCATGATGTATACGGACCAGACGGTGAATTAATTGACATAGGTATAATTGATCACTGGAACAATGAAGCTGACGGATTAAAAGGAGATAGCGATGGATTAAATGAGTTTTATCGTCAGTTTCCTAGAACTGAAGAGCATGCTTTTAGAGATGAAGCAAAAAATAGTATATTTAATTTAACAAAAATATACGAACAAATAGATTATAACGAAGGAATTAGAAATGACTCTGTAGTAACAACTGGTAGTTTTCAGTGGATTAACGGCGTTAAAGACACTAATGTAATATTTTATCCTGACAACAACGGTAGATTTAAAATTAGCTGGACGCCACCTGTTAATCTTCAGAATAAAATAATAATAAAAAATGGAGTTAAATATCCTGGGAACGAGCACATGGGCGCTTTTGGCTGCGATAGTTATGATATTAGTGGTACTGTTGATGGTCGAGGATCCAACGGATCTCTTCATGGATTAACAAAGTTTTCAATGGAAGACGCTCCGCCAAACCATATGTTTTTAGAATATATAGCTAGACCGCAAACCGCTGAAATATTTTTTGAAGATATATTAATGGCTTGTGTATTTTATGGCATGCCGCTACTTGCAGAAAACAATAAACCAAGGCTTTTATATTATTTTAAAAGAAGAGGTTATAGAGGTTTTAGTATGAATAGACCAGATAAAGTTTGGAATAAATTATCTGTTGCCGAAAAAGAAATAGGTGGTATACCAAACTCTAGTGAAGATATTAAACAAGCTCACGCCGCCGCTATTGAAATGTATATTAATGATTACGTAGGCCACAAAGGTGATGGTGTTTATGGAAATATATATTTTAACGAAACATTAAATGATTGGGCTAAGTTTGACATAAATAAAAGAACTAAGTTTGATGCAACTATAAGCTCAGGGCTTGCTATAATGGCTTGCAATAGACATTTATATAGACCAAATGTAGAATACAATAAACAACCACTAAATATAAGTATTTCTAAATATAGCAATACTGGTAACACATCAAAAATAATAAAATAAAAATATGGCAGAGTCTGTTATAAAGAGTTATTTTCCAAGTCAAGTAGTTAGCGATGCTGAAAAGCTTAGTTATGATTATGGTTTAAAAGTTGCTAAAGCAATAGAAACAGAGTGGTTTTACGACGATAGATCACAAACTAGATACGATACTAATTTCAATAATTTTCATAAATTAAGACTTTACGCAAGAGGTGAACAGCCTGTGCAGAAGTATAAAGATGAATTATCTATAAATGGTGATTTAAGTTATTTAAATTTAGATTGGACTCCAGTTCCAATTATACCTAAATTTGTTGATATTGTTGTAAACGGCATTGCTGACAGAGCTTTTGAAGTTAAGGCGCACTCTCAAGATGAGTATGGTATTGCTAAAAGAACAGAGTATATGGAAAGTATACTAGGTGATATGGCCGCTAGAGAAATGAACGATTTTGCAGCTCAAGAGTTTGGCATAAACTTATACGAAAACGATCCTGAAACTTTACCTGAAAATCAAGAAGAATTAGAACTTCATATGCAGCTAAGTTATAAACAAGCTGTAGAAATAGCTGAAGAGCAAGCTATTAATGTTTTATTAAAAGGTAATGATTACGATTTAATAAAAAGAAGACTCTATTATGACTTAACAGTTTTAGGTATTTCAGCAGTAAAAACAAGTTTTACAACTTCAGACGGTGTAACTATTGATTATGTAGATCCAGCAGACTTAATTTATTCGTATACTGAGTCACCATATTTTGATGATTTATATTATGTTGGTGAAGTAAAAATGATACCAATAAACGAACTTGCTAAACAGTTTCCTCATTTAACACAAGAAGATTTAGAAGAAATACAAAACTCAGGCTATACACAAAGAAATAACTATCACTACGGTGGGCCTAGGTATGAAGACGCAGATAGAAATAAAGTTCAAGTTTTATATTTTAATTATAAAACGTATATGAACGAAGTTTATAAAGTTAAAGAGACAGGTAGTGGGGCTATGAAGTTAATTGAAAAAGACGATAGCTTTGACCCACCTGCAGATGCTCAAGGTAATTTTTCAAAACTTGAAAGAGCTATTGAAACTCTTTATGAAGGCGCTTTAATATTAGGTACTAATAAGCTGCTTAAGTGGGAGATGTCTGAAAATATGATGCGATCAAAAAGTAATTTTACTAAAGTCAAAATGAACTATAGTATTGTTGCTCCTCGTATGTATAAAGGTAAAATTGAATCATTAGTTAGACGTATAACTGGTTTTGCTGATATGATACAGTTAACTCATTTAAAACTTCAACAAGTAATGTCGCGTATGGTACCAGATGGCGTTTATTTAGATGCTGATGGCTTAGCTGAAGTAGATTTAGGCAACGGAACAAGCTACAATCCACAAGAAGCTTTAAACATGTTTTTTCAAACAGGTAGTGTTATTGGTAGATCATTTACACAAGAAGGTGATATGAATCCAGGTAAAGTTCCTATACAAGAAATAACTAGTGGTAGTGGCGGCAATAAAATACAAGCCTTAATAGGAAATTATAACTATTACATGCAAATGATTAGAGATGCTACTGGTTTAAATGAAGCTAGAGACGGTAGCTTGCCAGATGAAAGAGCATTGCTTGGTGTTCAAAAATTAGCAGCCGCTAACAGTAATACAGCTACTAGACACATATTAAACTCTGGTTTATTTTTAACAGCTGAAGTTGCAGAGCAATTATCACTTAGAATATCAGATATTATAGAATATTCTCCAACTAAAGAAGCATTTATTCAAAGTATAGGTGTTCATAACGTAGCTACTCTTGAAGAAATGTCAGAGCTTCATTTGTATGACTTTGGTATATTTTTAGAGTTAGCTCCTGATGAAGAAGAAAAAGCTATACTTGAAAACAACATACAACAAGCGTTAGCTCAAAAAACTATAGATCTTGAAGATGCTATTGATCTTAGAGAGTTGTCTAGTATTAAAGTTGCTAATCAACTATTAAAAATTAGAAGAAACAAAAAGCAGCAGAAAGATCAACAAATGCAGCAACAAAACATACAAGCTCAAGCACAAGCTAACGTACAGCAACAACAAGCATCTGCTCAATTAGAAATACAAAAACAACAAGCACTTAAACAAGCTGAAGCCCAAATAATGCAATTGCAAGCACAACTTGACGCTGGTAAAATACAAGCAGAGTCTCAAGTGAAAGCGCAGCTTGCAGCCCAAAAGTTTCAGTTTGATATACAGCTTAAAGCTTTAGAAACTCAAGGTATAAAAGATAGAGAAAAAACAAAAGAAGATCGTAAAGACGATAGAACTAAAATTCAAGCTACTCAACAATCAGAGCTTATAGATCAAAGAAAATCAGGCAAGCCACCTAAAAACTTTGAGAAAACGAGTAATGATATACTTGAAGGTGGATTTGATTTAGGACCTATTGATCTTAATCAATAACGCTAATTTATATATTATTTTATTATGGAAGAAAAAGAAAACGTAGTTGAAGAAACTACACAAGAACAAACTATTGACGAAAGTAAATTTGAAAGTGCTGGAGATGATAGTGTAATTAAAATAGATTTAGATAAACCTGTAGAAGATGCCACTAGAGAGCAAAGCACAGATGAGGTATCTGTTCGCAACGAATCCGAAACTAGCGAAGAGGTACGTGAAGAAAACGTCGAAGAAAAAGTTGAAGAACCTGCCGGAGAAGAAAAGCCCGAGCAAGTTCAAGATGAAGAGCCCGTCGTTCAAGAAGTAACTGATGAAGAAGTTGCTGAAGAAGTAGAAGAAGTAACTGAGCAAGTTCAAGAAGCAGTTGCTGAAGCTGAAGCTACAGGTAAACCACTACCTGAAAATATTCAAAAGTTAGTTGACTTTATGAATGACACAGGTGGAGACATAGAAGATTATGTTAAGTTAAACAAAGATTATTCTAACTTAGACAATGTAAATCTTCTTAGAGAATATTATAAACAAACTAAACCTCATTTAACTACAGAAGAAGTTGACTTTTTAATGGAAGATCAATTTTCTTTTGATGAAGAAGTTGACGAGGAAAGAGATATAAAAAGAAAAAAATTAGCTTTGAAAGAGCAAGTTGCTCAGGCAAAGAACCACTTGGAAAGTGTAAAATCCAAATATTACGATAGTATAAAGCAAGGCTCTAAGCTAACAACTGAACAGCAGAAAGCTATTGACTTTTTCAATCGTTATAACAAAGAGTCGGAAGACAATAAAAAAGTAGCTGAACAACAGCAACGAACGTTTTTAAATAAAACTAATCAACTATTCAACAAAAACTTCAAAGGTTTTGAATACAATGTTGGAGATAAAAGATTTAGATACAATGTTAAAAACACAGATACTGTTAAAGATACTCAAAGCGATATTAATAACTTTATAGGAAAGTTTCTTAATGAAAGTAATGAAATGTCAGATGCTAAGGGCTATCACAAGAGTTTATTCACGGCTATGAATGCTGACGCTATAGCACAGCACTTTTATGAACAAGGTAAAGCAGATGCTTTAAAAGAAAGTATTGCTAAGTCTAAAAATGTTAGTATGAATCCTCGCCAAGAATTTGGTGGTGTTGAAAATAACAGTGGCATGAAAGTTAAAGTGTTAGGTGACAACTCTTCTGATTTTAAATTTAAAATTAAAAAGAATAGATAACATTTAAAACATTTTATTATGGCAATTACAGCTGGACCTAATTTGAACAGTGTACCTGCTCCAAGAAAGCAGACACTAGCTACAAATTATCTAGATTTCACGGGAACTGCAAACTCGTGGGGACAACAATATCTGCCTGACTTAATGGAGAAAGAAGCTGAGGTTTTTGGACCTCGTACAATTTCTGGTTTCCTTTCACAAGTTGGCGCAGAAGAAGCAATGCAGTCTGATCAAGTAGTCTGGTCAGAACAAGGAAGACTACACTTATCTTACAAAGGTAAAATATTATCAGGTGCTGGTGGTACTACTGGTGCTACAGCGGTAAACGGGCAAGCTCCAACAACTATTACAATAGAGAAAGACATTGATGGTAAAGCTCTTCACGCTAATGGACACGGTATTAGAACTAACGATTTAGTTATAGTATCTGATAGTACTAATGGTATCGTTAAATGTTTAGTTACAGGTGTTACTAGTACTACTGCTAACGTGTTACCTTACGACAGAGGCGCTGCAGGTTTATCTGCTTCTGCTGATGCTGAATCAGTTCGTATATTAGTTTTTGGTTCTGAGTTTGGTAAAGGTATGTCTTATGTTTCTGCTGATTCTACATCTGCTACAGAGACAAGAGGTGCTAACGAGCCAAGATTTACAACCTTTACTAACAAGCCTATTATCATGAAAGACTACTACGAAGTATCTGGATCAGATACATCTCGTATTGGTTGGGTAGAAGTTTCAACTGAAGGTGGACAAGGTGGTTACTTATGGTACTTAAAAGCTGAGTCTGACACAAGAGCTCGTTTCAATGACTATATTGAAATGGCAATGCTAGAAGCTGAGCTTAATGATAGCTCTTCTGTTATTGACGGCGCTACAGACTATATAGCTGGTTCTGCTGCTGGTGACGGTACTGTTGGAACTGAAGGTTTATTTGCTGCTATTGAATCAAGAGGTAATATTACTTCTGGTATCACTGGCGTTAACGCTGCTACTGACTTAGCTGAGTTCGATGCTATTTTAGCTGAATTTGACAAGCAAGGTGCTATTGAAGAAAACATGTTCTTCTTGAACAGAACTACTTCTTTAGCTATTGATGACATGTTAGCTTCAATGAACTCTTACGGTGCTGGTGGCACATCTTTTGGTGTATTCAACAACTCTGAAGATATGGCATTAAATCTAGGCTTCTCTGGTTTCCGTAGAGGATCTTACGACTTCTATAAGTCTGACTTTAGATACTTAAATGATTTAGCAACAAGAGGTGCTATTAACGCTAACAACCCTGCTAACGCTATTCGTGGTGTTGTAATTCCAGCTGGTTCTTCATCTGTATATGATCAAACTGTTGGGGCTTCTATTAAGCGTCCGTTCTTACACGTACGTTATAGAGCTTCTCAAACTGATGATCGTAGAATGAAGACTTGGACTACTGGTTCAGTTGGAGCTGCTACAACAGCATTAGATGTGATGCAACTACACTTCTTAACTGAAAGATGTTTGATTACTCAAGCAGCTAATAACTTTATGTTATTGAAGTAAATTGATTATGGTCGGGGCTTCGGCCCCGATCTTTTTTAACTTTTATTATATTATATTATGGCAAAAAAACAAACAAAAAAGGCTGAAGTAGCGCCTGAAGTAAAAGCTACTAACGATATGGTTGAGGTTGTTATTGAAAAGCCAAAGCCAAAAAAACCAACTTGGGAAATAAAAGATAGAGTTTATTATTTAAGAGGTAGTAAAAAACCTATATCTAGATCAATAAAATCTGCAGGAGTATATTGGTTTGATCAAGAAAAAGGTTACGAAAGAGAGTTAAAGTATTGTGAAAATCAAAAAACACCTTTTGTTGATGAAATGACTGGCGATCAAAGATTATCTCACATTATATTTAGAGATGGCTCTTTATTTGTTCCAAAAGAAAAAACTACTTTACAAAAACTTTTATCTTTGTATCACCCGCATAAAGATCAAATATACTACGAGTTTGAAGCTGATGAAGTAGCTGCTGATGAAATAGAATTATTAGAAATGGAAGCAGATGCAATATTAATGGCTAGACAAATAGATATTGATATGGCTGAGGCTATCATGCGTGTAGAAAAAGGCTCTGAGGTGTCTAAGTTTAGTTCTAAAGAACTTAAAAGAGATTTATTAGTGTTTGCGCGAAATAATCCTAGTTTGTTCTTAGAATTAGCGGCTGATGATAACGTGCAGCTTAGAAACTTTGGTATTAAAGCTGTAGAGCTTGGAATTATTAAACTATCAAGCGATCAAAGAAACTTTTTATGGGGATCTAATGATAGAAAAATAATGACTGTACCATTTGACGAGCATCCATATACCGCTCTTGCACATTGGTTTAAAACTGATGAAGGTATGGAGATTTATGCGAATATAGAAAAGCGATTAAACGCGTAATCATTTATAGAAGAGTAACCGCTCTTCGGGGTGGTTACTTAACTATAAAATATATATAATGGCAATAAAAATAAATACAGTATATCAAACAGTATTAGCGTTAGCTAACAAAGAGCAAAAAGGGTATATTACGCCTCAAGAATTTAATTTATTCGCCAAACATGCTCAGATGTCTATATTTGAGCAGTACTTTTATGATTTAAATCAATTCAAAAGGATTCAAACTAACGACACAGAAGCCTTTGACATGATTAACTTAATAGAAGAAAAATTAAACTCAATTTTTTTAAGACAACTTTCAACTACTAGCGCTTTTAAAAGTTATGGTGCAGATCTTCCTAGTGATTTTTACAGACTACATGATTGTTTTTATAGACAAACAAGCTCGCCATTAGGAGCAGTAGGCAATAAAGTTGAGCACATGGAAAGACAACAAGCTGTAGAAATAGGTTCAAGTGGTCCTTTAACTAGACCTACCATAAATACACCGATAAGTTACATTTTTAGTGGTAGAATTTACATGCGGCCTATTGTTGTTCCTTCGCCGCCAAACACTGCTTTTTTCATGTCATATTATAGAAAGCCCAAAGATCCTAAATGGACTTACGTTGTTTTAAATGAAAAGCCTATGTTTAACGCAAGTGGCGGTGTTCAAGACTTTGAACTTCACCAGTCTGAAGAAACAAATTTAGTTTTAAAAATACTACAGTTAGCAGGAATTAGTGTTAAAGACTTTGGTACAGCTCAAGCAGCAGCTCAAATAGAAAATAATAAAATAGTTCAACAAAAACAATAAAAGATGGCTTATTTAGAAAACTCTTCAGACTATATTTATTACAGTGATCCTTCAGCTTACGGCAATTATCAGTTTGTTTCTTTAAAAAATATTATAGATCAATTTATGGTTGCTTACGTTGGCGATGAAAAACTTATAAAAAGAGCTAGTAAAATTGATGTATCTTTTCACGCTCAAAGAGCTTTAGCTGAAATGTCTTTTGATACTTTTAAATCTATAAAAGCACAGCAAATAGACGTTCCCCCTAGTCTTTCTATGATACTTCCTAGAGATTATGTAAATTATACTGCAGTTAGTTGGGTAGACGCGTCTGGAATAAAACATAATTTATATCCTACAAAATACACATCTAATCCATTTCAAGTAAAGCAAGACTCAAATCAAGAGTATGTTTTTCCTATTTTAGCAAGTGTTTTTGATAACTCTGATTTTACTAGTGGTTTAGATAACTGGAACAAAAGTCCTCAAGCAGAGTTTACCTTAGCAAAAGGAGGAGTAATGACTAGTATTGAAGTAGATGAAACTGTAGAAAATCCTTCAGTACTTTTTAAAACTTTTTCAAATAAAGGTCTTTCTAACGCAAATCCAGCTCATGGATATTGCACTTATATATATCAAGAAGTTAACGCTTCTGATCTAGGAGCTATAAACTTTTCTGCCAATGCAACTACAACGGCCGCTTCTACTTTGACTACAACAGCAGCTGAAGTCGCTGCTTCTAGCTCTGCGTATGATAGTGCTGGAACGTTTAATACTCCTGGAAGTACAGTAAGAGTAGGTCTTAGCACTACTCCACCGAGTGAAAAAATAACATTGCAAAATTATCCTAATATAGATCCTGAAACAGGTTTACCTTACTTTGGAGGTCCAACACCAAATTCTTTTCCAAGCTACTTTGATTTAGGTTATATAGAGTGGACTCAAGGAGAAAGTGGTGTAAAAGATTACGATGGAGTTATAGATTTAACAAATGTTAGCGGCACAGTATATTTAGTTGCTATGGCTTTAATTGACCATACAGATACAGACGTAACTGCTTATGGTAGTTCTCTTTTGTTTGATCAGGCTACTGTTGACGATATTATAATAGATCGATTAACTGTAAAGCCATCTTTGTCACAAGAAAAATCTAGCGGTATTTCTTCAACTTTTGAAAAATTTAAATCTATAACGCCAGCTGAAAATAATAATGATGACTATAAAAACGATGATTATCAAAGAGTACCTGATGAAAGATATGGTATAGATCCTCAGTTTGCGCAAACTAATGGCTCTTTTTATATTGACGAAAGATTAGGAAAAATTAACTTTAGTTCTAATATTTCTGGAAAAACTGTAATATTAGACTATATAAGTGACAGTCTTGGAACAGAGTCTGAAATGCAAGTTCATAAGTTTGCTGAAGAAGCTATGTATAGATATATAAATCATGCTATATTAGCTACTAGAGTAAATGTACCAGAGTATATTGTTAGAAGACTTAAAAAAGAAAAAATAGCTTCTATACGTCAAGCAAAACTAAGGTTATCTAATATTAAGTTACAAGAAATAACTCAAATATTTAGAGGTAAATCTAAGCAAATAAAACACTAGTCAATGGCTAAAATTAAAACTACATTTATTAAAGGTCGAATGAATAAAGACCTTGACGAGCGCTTAATGCCTAAAGGTGAATATAGAGATGCTAGAAATATAGAAGTTTCAACATCTGAGGGCTCTAATGTAGGTACAGTTCAAAATATTTTAGGAAACACTCCAGTTGACAGCCTCCTTAATGGCGGTTTTATCTGCGTAGGATCTATTGCTGACGAAGGTCAAAATAAGGCTTACTGGTTTGCCTCTTCTGAAGATAAAGATGTAATAGTTGAATATGACCCTGCTTTAGAAGTGTCTTCACTAGTATTTGTTGATATAAACAAAAGAAACACTAAAGCGTGTTTAAAGTTTGATCGAAAAATAATAACAGGCATTAATATTATAGATAATTTTCTTTTTTTTACAGATGGCTATAACGAGCCTAAAAAAATAAATATTAAAAGAAGTAAAATTGGAACAACAGACCTTAACGCTCATACTAAACTTATAGTAAGCGAAAAACATGTATATAGTGACAATAGAGGTGATGTAAGAGAAGAAAATATAACTGTAATAAAAAAGCGGCCAACAAGACCTTTGCGCGTTAAAGTAAACAAAAGCAATACTAACAAAGAAAAGGGTATTTTTGAAAAAATATTTCCAAGATTTTCTTATAGATATAGATATGCTGATGGCGAAGTATCTGCTTATGGCCCTTTTACTAAACCTATATTTAGTGCTAATTTTACAGACAATCTAAATTCTTTAAACTTTTTTAACTTAAAAAACGGCTACAATACATCAATGGTTAATACTATTGAGTCTATTGATTTATTAGATATGATAGGCATGGATGCGCCAAGAGATATTGTTTCTGTAGATATACTTTTTAAAAGAGATGATTCTAACGTAGTTTATGTTGTTGAGAATGTAGATGTAATGAAGCTCGTATCTTATGGTGAGTTTAATTTATTACTTGGTAAATACACTATAACTACAGAAAATATTTTTTCAGCTATTGAAGAAAACCAAAACCTTAGAGTTTTTGATAGTGTACCTAAAACAGCTTTAGCTCAAGAAGTTACTGGCAATAGAATAGTATATGGTAATTATACTCAAGGATTTGATGTAGGCGATGTTGAAGTTAACTCTAATTATTCTGTTAAAGATTTTACTAATGAAAGTTTTTCTCAAGGAGGTATTGAATCTATTAAAGCGCAAAGAGATTATCAAATTGGAGTTGTGTTTGGAGATTATTACGGAAGAGAAACTCAAGTGTTTACTTCAAACGAAGGGTCTGTAACTGTACCTTGGAGCGATTCAAGCAAAACGCAAGGACCTAGTTATTTAGAGCCTTTAATGTTAACTTCAAGTTTATCTACTAATTTTCCTTCTTGGGCTAGCTATTACAAGTTTTATGTTAAAGAAACTTCTGGAGAGTACTATAATCTTTTAATGGACGCTGTATATGTTCCTAGCTTAAGTACAGATTATGAAAATGAAGAAGATCATGTTTATTTATCTTTTCCATCTTCAGAAATAAATAAAATACAAGAAGACTCTTATATAATATTAAAGAAAACCTCTTCTTCTGTAGAAAAGCCTGTTAAACAATTAAATAGATATAAAGTTATTGATATTTTTCCTGAAGCTCCAGATGCAGTAGCATTTATGTATTTATCCACAGGAGAAACATCTAATCTCAGTAATAATGATAATTTATCAAACATATCTAATGAAGACATAGGTTTATTTACTAGTCAAACTAATAGAATAGACAATGTTACAGATATTTTAGAGATAAGCGCAACTGAGTGGATAAGCGGCGGAAACTCTCCTTTGCCAGGTATGGAAGTTTCTGATGAAAATTTTACTTCAGAGCTAGATGCTTCTGACTACTATGTTTCTTGGAAAAGAGTAAGCGCTACTGGTAAAGAAACACATTCAAGAAGATACAGAGTTGTAAATGTATCTCAAGGATCTACAACAAAAATAAAGCTCCAAGAAAAAATATCTATTGAAGACGCTAAGCTAGCTTATGACAATTTAGGTACTGATGTTGACGAAACAGATGACACTACAACAAATCCTATACCAGACTACGCAAACGGCGCTACTTCAAGTGCTGATAAATTACATCCAGATTTAGTTTTTTCTATTAAAAGAAAAGTAAAAAAAGATGGTGAAGATTTTTCTGGCAAGTTTTTTGTTAAAGTCTTAGCTGATGAAATTTTAAAAGAAAACTTAATTAACTTTAGTTCAAAAAGCACTTCAGAGTTTATATCTTCTTCAAACGATACTTTTTGGTGGGGCGATGTAGCTAATGCTGACGGTAATGAAGACTTAGGAATAAATACTATTTACGGTAATACTCCAAATACTCAGCCTGGATCAGCTGACGATCCAACAAATACTGTTACTGAGTGGGATTTACTTTTAGCAAATCATGGTAAAGCTATGTTTATAGATAACATGAGCATGGTAAGTTCTAATTTGTCTAGCTCAAACTACGCTAAACATAGTGGACAAGGCGTTAAAGCTAATGAAGTTATATATTCTAAAAACGAATGGGACTATGAAAATGAAACTTATTGGAGTTCATCTAATGAGTATTCTATTGAAACGATGTCTGCTGTTATAGATTCTAGTATTGAGCAAGAAGACTGGATTAATAACATAGTAAATTCTATGCATGGCATATTACAGATAAATTCTTCTTATACTGAAGGCGCTAATGCTTGGAAAAAAGATATATATAGCCAAGAGTTAGACTCTGTTTACGGTGAAGATGAAGATGCTTTTTTTATGCATTTTTCATTTTTTGCGCCAGGTAAAGATCTTCACGATGGATCAGGCTTTGGTGATTCAGACGCTCCGTTAGACGAAGTAGAAATAGATGGAGAAAATAGTATAGCTAGCTTACTCAAAGGTATTTGGGGCGGTGGTGCTTTTCAATACGATGAAGATAAATTTGTTGAATTTGAAGGCAACTATTTAGACGATGATGCATTAGCAGAAGCACCAGGTCCTAACATAGGATCTGGTTATAACGTAGATTTTAAAGAGCTTCACGAAAGACAATGGGAGCCAACGTTTTCTCCTAATAGTAACTCGTTTAACTCTGACACAGAAATAGACGAAGATTTAAAAAACTTTATACAAAATATAAAAATTGGTAAAAAGTTTAAGTTTGAAAATGACAACAATAATGAAATATACACAATACTTGATGTATCTGTAAAACACATATATAATCATACGCCTTGGAGATCAAGATATATAAATCACTCTGCCAATGGTATATCTAGAGCTGGGGACAGCGTTGAAGAAGCAGCTAGATTATGGGCTAAAGCAAAGGAGATAGGCACAGATCAAGTAGTTAGCGCAGAGACTAATGACGTTAGTCCTGCTCAAAACTTAGTAAATAAAATCGAAGCTTTTGGTAAGGCTAGTAATAGACGAACTTGTTATATAGTTAAACTAGATAAAAATCCTGCTTTATCTGAAAACAACCTTATAGATGGTACTGCTGACGGTATAGATTTAGATACATCAACAAAAATACAATTTATAGATACTGAAGCTCAAGCACAGTCTGGTTTAGTAAAAAATATTTCTGCAATATTTGAAACAGAGCCTAAAGACTCGTTAGATTTAAATATATTTTACGAGGCTAGTCAAGCTATACCTACTTATTTAAACTTTTTTAATGCACCTGGTTTCGCTCCTCAAGGCTGTAGAGTTGAGTTTTTAAACTTACCACAAGCCACAAAAGGTCAACATATAGTCACTGAAAATATTATATTAGCAAATTGGGAACAAACAGAAGATGGAGATTTATTTTTTACTGTAATAAACGAAAATGCGCTAGAAGATTACTCATTTCAACCTTCAATATTTACTGGAAGTAGTGAAGAAGATGCTGAAGAAGTTGATTTTAATCATACTATTATTAGTATAAAACAATATATAGATAGTATTGATGCAGGTATAGAAAATAATCTTGTTTTTAACAGTTTGAACAGTAGTGGTGTTAGCATACAATATTCAGAAGCTATAGTTAGATTTTATAGAGAAGATGGTAGTTATACTTCTTGTACAATTTCTACTAATAACGATTTAATAAATTCAGGCATAGAAGATCATAACAATAGATATGCTTTTGTTGTAAACAAAAATGTTAATCCTAATTTAAGCGTTGGGCTTAATTGGTTTAATTGTTTTAGCTTTGGTAATGGCGTTGAGTCAAACAGAATTAGAGATGATTTTAATGCTCCATTTATATCTAATGGTGCTAGAGCATCTACTACATTAGACGAGTCTTATCAAGATGAAGAACAAAGAAAATATGGTCTTATATATTCTGGAGTATATAACGCTCCAAGCGGTGTAAATAATTTAAACCAGTTCATTGCTGCAGAAAAAATAACTAAAGATTTAAATCCTACATACGGAAGTATACAAAAACTATTTTCAAGAAGATCAGACTTAATTGCTTTTTGTGAAGATAGAGTTGTTAAAATACTAGCAAATAAAGACGCTTTATTTAACGCTGATGGTAATGTTAATTTAGTTGCTACAGAAAATGTTTTGGGTCAAGCTTCGCCTTTTGTTGGAGAATATGGAATATCACAAAATCCTGAGTCTTTTGCTAAAGAGTCTTATAGGGCTTACTTTACAGACAAAAATAGAGGCACTGTACTTAGACTCTCTATGGACGGTCTAACACCTATATCTGAAGCTGGCATGCACGATTATTTTAGAGATGAACTTCCTAAATATGGTACTTTGCTTGGAACGTATGATGATTACAAGAAACAATATAATTTGTCTTTTGGATTAGCAAGATACAATAATATTCTATTTAACTCTTATATATCTGAAGGCGAAACTTTAAATCAAAGTATATCTACTTCTCAAATTATATTAAATGGTGATTTAAACGCTTCTGAAGAAGTTCAATTAGTTGATCCTCAGTTTTTGTATGAAAATAACGCTATAATTTCTAACGAATTTATGCAAGAACAGGTTACTATTGTTAATTGGCCAGAAATTTTAGCTGGATCTATAGGCGCTTACTATAACGCAACAGTGACTGTACCGGCAGCTTTTCAATATGATTTAGTTTCTCAAAACTATGGAATAGACTATTATCTTGACGGTGATGGCAATAACATAGGTCAGGCTACTACTTATGTAACAACTACTACTACTGTTGAAGTCACACCTGGAGTTTTTCCTAAGCACGGCGGTGCTAGCGATGATGATTCAAGTAGTCCGCACGGCGGATATATTCATAGAAGTATAGGTGACACAACTGGTGGTGGTTACACGCAAGATCCTTTTGCCGCTGACAACTATGGCTCTGGAAACAGTCAGTGCGCGTATTTTAATGGTGTTAAATATGGAAGATATGGAGGAGGCTCTTTTGTTCAATATATAGATCTATCAACTTATGATATTCTTGACACAGCAAACAACCCAGACAGTGACAAAGGAATACTTGTTATGAACGATACTTCTACAGAGATGAAGCGTAGTTTTGTATTTCCTTTAGGAAAATATAATGAGTCTAATCAACTAGAGACTAATGCACAAACCCAACACGCTTTTGGCTCTGAAGATCAATATTTTTCCCCTGCTCAAGATTCACTTTCTTTTGGTGGAACTATGAATCCTACTCATGTTATGAACGCAGAAGTCATAGTAGTTAAAGTTAGATATAGAGTAGTAAGAAAATGGCAATATGGTGGTGGTGATGTTGGAAAAGTTCCTATGAAAATTACTTTAATGGACGGATCTACTGATTTGTCATTTGGTGGAGTAGTAGTTTCTAATATAGAAAATACTGTGGCAGGGTCAAGCGGTGCTTTAATTGCAGGAAATACTTATATGGATCCAGACTCATATCAAAACACAATAACTAATAACGCTGCAACTAGTGATAATCCTTTTGTCGGTGTCAGTACTACTCTTTCTGATGGTACTAATAATGTTCATGGATCTTGGCAAATTCCACCTGCTACTTATTCTTACGAAAGCGTTGGATATACAGCTGTTGAAGAAGGAGTTTCTTCTTTAGCAGATTTAAATAACCAATTTATAGCCTTTCATAATCATTCAAGCTCAAGCTGTTCTATTGAGTTTGATACAAATCCTTACGGTTATACTCCAGCTAATAACTTGTATAACTCTACTAACAATAATAGTACGTTTTGGCCTACTATAAATGATACTTATGGTCTTCACGCTCCTTTTTATAGCCAACTTAGAACTGCTATAGTTCAATTTAGAGTTTTTGATAAAAATGATCCTTTTACTTCTAAAAGAATAATAAATAATTTAAACGTTAACCTTTCATTTGGAGTAACAAAAGTCGATAACGCTTTTGTAGAATCTGTAGCGCTATGGAGGCAGTTTCCTTTAGAAGAAATTGGTACACCATATAGTAGCCAAGAAGTAACAACTGATGTACCTACTCCTGCTGTTCCTGTTTATGATTTTCTTGACGTGCCAACTACAGAAACTTATTCTGGCGCAGACGCTCTTGCTTTATATAATGCAGGTTTAGTTGCAGATCAAGCATCGCTTTTACCAGTAAATATGGGTGATCCTTGGGAAGGAACTGTTATAACAGTAAGCAACGAACAGTACACTCCGCAAGAAGTTGTTGGTAACGAGCCAGTACCAGCTGAAACAATACCTGCTTTTGCAGAAGTAATAAATATATCTACACCTGGATTTACTTTTACTCATTTAGACGTGCCGCGCATTAACCCTTCTCCACAGTGGAACTTTTTTGCTAATTCTGATTTAGGCGATGATTTAGTTGGAGTAAGCCCTCAAGGCGAATGGGTTGAAGTTACAATAACAGATGCTAATGGTAACGATCAAACTGTTAAATATAGACAACAAACTGAAGCTGGTAGTGGTAATCTTTCGTATAATACTTACGTAGGAGATGCTATTGATAGTTTTGATGGTGAAGCGTTAGGTAGTCATTACCAAGGATCAAATACAGCGCCAACACAAGCTACTTTTGATGGCCCTGATGGCGGTATATATTTTGGCATAAATCAACCAGAGCCTGGTGACGTGCGTATTAAAATAGAAAATGAAGATGGCTCTGATTTGTTTGTAGCTGGTAATTATTACGTTGTTGATTTGTTTTACAATGAAGAAACTCACCCTGATAGTCAAATTACAGCTCCATCATTAACAGGCGATGGCGCTAAACTTAACGGTAGACGAGTTAGACTTGATGGCGTCGTAGACGCTGGTATTGCAGCTCAATGTCATAAAGAAACTCAAAGTTTACAAATCGAAGACAGTGCTTATCCAGCTGGTCATTTTGGTCAAATATATTATCTTGCAAATAACGACGCTGACTTAATACCGCTACCTGTAACTGTAACTGAATATGGTTCGCCACGTAAAGCACTTAGAGGTATATTTAAAGCAACTGAAAACTCAAATCAATATGTTGCTAACGGAAATAATTTTAGCCGTCTTCAAATAAGAGGTTACGGAGCTGGTGATGGTATTGAAAACTATATACACTTTACTGGTGTACAGATTATAGATATAACACAAACAGATGCTCCAGGTGGTTTTAGTGAGTATTGGCATACAAATACTTTTCAACAACCAGAACATGCTTTTGAAGATTTATCTGCGTACTATGCTTATGGTGGTTGGAATTTTAACATACCTTCAACTCAAACAAGTCCTGATTTATTTCAAAACTATTTAGAGTATTCTTTTGAAAATAATGAGTTTAGCAGCTTATCTAGCGATGAAGTTGTTTATATACTAGAAACTAACGTACTACCAAACGGTGATACAGGTGTGTTTAATGGTATAGTTCAAATTAATGTTACTACACCTGTTCAAGAAGATGGGCTTGTTAAAGGAATACGCATCCAATATTCAGCTGAAGATGTTGGTAAAATGAAAGTAGCTTTTACCAATAGTGGTGAGTTTGAAATAATAGAGCCACTTGCTATAGATAGTGGTGCAACTGTAGATACTCTTGCTACTAGTGAAGGAAATAATAACTTTAATCCAGCTACTATTAACTCTCCCGGTGGAGGTGTAAAAGTAGTTATGGTAAACCCTGGTTATGAGTTTAATGCACAATGTAAAATTGAATCTATAAAGCTTTATATTGAAAGCACTGTTATTAGCGGTGGTAATATTGGCAGCTGGCTGTTTAGTAGTGTTCAACCAGTTGGTGATTTTGCGTCTGAAACGCTTAGTCCTTACAACGCTCAAGTAAATCCAGCTACTATTAACCCGCAGCCACCTGAATTTACAGGTCCTCAAATTCCTATAACATCTGAAAGCTATATTTACTTTGAAAACGAAGGAGAGTCTAACGATCAATACATAAAATTAAATAATGCTCCTGCTGGTACTCAAATTTATCAGTTTTTAGAAAATCCACTGCAACTAGGAAATACATATGGTTTTAGTATGTTGTTTGCCGCTCTTCAATGCCCTATTGAAATATATTATTTTACACCTAACAGTGTTGATGGTAATGCTACAGGCTTTAAGCATATATTTTCACCTGTATTTACAACAGAAGATTCTATAACACCTTTTGCCGTAGCAACATTATTACTAAATTCTATAGAAAATTCTAGCAACCCATTGAATCTAGAAGGACAAATTTTAACTAAAAGTGTTACTATAGAAAATTACACTGGTAGTAGCGCAAATATTTTTAATTCAGAGGTTGATCTTACTGGCTGTCTTGTTATTAGAGTTTTACAGCCTTACGATAATTCTATTCCAGGATCTTTAAATAACGGACTTTTAACAGCTACTATAGATAATATAACATTTTATCAAATAGACACTACAAACTTAATGCCTGAAACTGTTTCTTATGAAGAATCTGTAAAAGGTTGGATTAGTTTTAAAGATTTTAAAGACAAAAATGACCGCGGTATAGAATCTGGTTTAAGTTTAAGTAAAAAATACTATACTTTTTTAGGAGGTGCAATGTGGCAGCATTATACTAATGATACATACTCTTTGTTTTATGGCAGTGCAAGGTCGGCTAGAATAACAACTATAATTAACGATGCTCCTGATATAGTTAAACAGTTTAAAGCTTTAGAGTATGAAGGCTCTGATGCTCTTTTCCAGGGAAGCGAAAATTATATACAAGCCCAGCAAGACGGTTTTAATACTAAAAATAGAGACGGATGGTATTGTAACAATATAAAAACGAATATGGCAGAAGGAGATGTTAAATACTTTTTTAAAAAAGAAGATAAGTGGTTTAATTATATTAGAGGCATAAGCAGTATCAATAATTCTATTAAAGAAGGTCATTTAAATGTTCAAGGTTTAGGTATGGTATCTAGTTTAGTATTAATAAGCGAAGAAGAATAATAAAATGTCAAATAAAATAAAAAATATTAGTATTAATTCAAGCTCTATTTCTCAAGCTGGAGAGCTTAGAAACTTTTCTGTTACTGGAGATGTTGGAGCTACTTTTATACTAATAGTTGCCGATGCTTCAGGTAAGTTTTATGATTTTAGAACAAATACATTTTCATTAGGCCATACTCCTCAAAAAATTCTTAAAAAAACTTTAACTTCAAGCAAATACAATGGTATTATAAACTTTCCAAGTGTTGCTGGCCAAAACTATGACATTATATTAATTGGAGATCCTGCAACACATCCTGAAGGGTTTTTAATAAACAAAAGAATAAAACAATTAGGTAACATTACTTTAACTTTTTCTTTAGCTCCTAGATTTTCCACAAGTTCTTTTAAAACTTTACCAGGAGATATTACCTCTGTTAGTACTCCAGGAGGCGCTACTTCTGCTACAGTTGTTAAAAACGTTGATTATACTATAGAAAACGCAGATACTGACGCTAATGGGTTTGGTCTTATTTTTACTCCTTCAGATATTTCTAATATATCTTTAGCAGAAAGTGCATTTTATTTTCAAACAACAACGACTATCGATGGAGCTGTTAGTTCTAGTAAACAAGTTAAGTTAGACTCCTTAGAAAATGTTGATATTGGCATGATTATATCAAGTGGCGCTAGTAGCGGAGAGCCTATTATACAAAGTGTAAATTATTCTACAAATGAAATAACTTTAGATTTAGCTCAAAACTTTAGTGATGGTGCTAGCGTTACTATAGAAGCAGCAGGTTTACCACGTGTAAATGCTCTTTTAAACTGCAATATATCTGCAAGTTTTACAGCGTCTGTTTTAACCGCTCCTACAACGACAGTAAGAGGTGCTGTTAGTAATAGTACTACAATAACTGTTAACGGAACATACGGAATACCTGGAGGTGGAGTTGCTATTTACACAGGTACTAATGTAAATAACTCTGGTAGTATAACAAATAAGGTAGTGTCAGTTTCTGCTAGCTCTTCAGCTGGAAGCTTTGTAACTGGAGTAGCTCAATCGTTTAAAGGTAGTGAAGTTTTAACTTTTACACACGTAGAAACCCCTCTTCGTGAGCTTGCTGACACTTTAAGAATACAAGGAAGTATAACAACAAGTAATTTTCCTGCTAACAATGCAACTATAAAAATAGATTTAGATAGATTAATTCAGCCAGGAGTGGCTTCATAATATAAGATATGCCAAAATATTTAATGACAGTAGATAATAGTAATGGTGACTTTTCACTTTCTGTACGCGATAAAATATGGATTTATCCTAAAAGTACCTTGACTAATGTAATAGTTGCTCCATTTAGTGAAATAGGTGATTATTCTTATTCTAATAGTAGTTCTGGCGCTTATGAATTAGGATTAGTTAGAAGAATAGGTCCTTTAGGTGCTGTAGTAGATTCTGAAACAAATGAAATACTAGAACCTGCTTTAGCACTTGGAGAAATAGAAGTAGAAACTGAAGAAGTTTTTGGAGAAGATCTGTTAAAAGATCTTAAACTTGGTTTTGCTGGCTTTTATAAAGATCCTAGAGCCAATACTTCTGGTGTTAAAGGTTACTATGCAGAAGTTAATTTTAGAAATAACGCTAACTATAAGTCAGAGTTGTTTTCTGTAGGCGCTGAAGTAGTAGAAAGCAGTAAATAAAGTGCTTAAAATGTAACTATAAAAAGATAAAATGTAATAGTATGGCAATAGTAGGTAAAATATCAGCTTTTAAAAAAAGAAAAGAAGAAAGTCCGTTTAAAATTATTCCAGCTTTAATAACTGCTGGGATTGGTTATCTTTCTGCTAAAAAAGCTAGAAGTCAAGCAAATAGATTTCGTAGACAAGATCAAGAAAAGTTTAACGAAATGCAAGAGGCTTACAATGCTATAGAATATACAAATCCTTACGAAGGCCTAGAGAATCCTTACAGCGGCTTAACAAATCAGTTTGAAGGATTAGAAAATAGATTTAGTGGTTTAACAAATCAATATGCTGGACTAACAAGTCAAGTCGCTGGTTTAGAAAACCAATACGAAGGTTTAGAAAACCAATTTACAGGTTTGCAAAATAGATTTGAAAGCGCTGAAAATGTATTTGAAGATTTACGTGTAGATACTAGAGCTGCAGACTTTGCAAGAGAACAAGCGCAGCAATCACAGGCAAATATATTAAGTCAGTTAAGCGGCGCCGCAGGTACTAGCGGTATTGCAGGTTTAGCTCAAGCTGTAGCTGGCGCAGGTACACAGCAAGCAAGACAAGCGTCGTTAGATATTGCTCAGCAAGAAAGACAAAATCAAATGGCTCAACGCGGTGAAGCTGCAAGACTACAACAAGCACGTCTTGGTGAAGCATCAAGATTAGATCAACTTAGAGCTCAAGAAGATGCTAGATTGCAATCAATGACTGCTCAAGAGCGTGGTAGAATAGCACAGTTGCAAGCACAAGATAGAAGCAGACTACAGCAATTGCAAGCAGGTGAAGCTGGTAGATTACAACAGTTAGAAGCTACTCAATCGTCTAGACTTGATCAGCTTACAGCGCAACAACAAGGTCAGCTAGATCAGTTAATGGCTAGCGGACAATTTCAAGTAGACATGTTAGATCGTAAAGGACAAATGTACGTAGAGCAAATGAACGCTAGACGTATTGAAGCCATGTATGGTTTAGCAGCTGGTAATTTAGCATCTTCTACAATAGCAGCAAATCAAGCTGGTACTGCAGCATCGGGCGCTCTTGGTAATTTAGCTGGTACGTTTATTGGTGGAGTAGCTAGTGGTGATATTAATTTAGGTGGACTAACACCAAGTACTTCTAACTTAGAGTTTGCTCCTGGCGGTGGTCTGCCAGCTTATACTACTCCAGATCCTTTTACAAGCCCTATTAGCGGACAACAGGGTTATAACTTCTACGGTAACGACTAAATTATGGCAAAGAAAAAAAATAATCCAAATAATCTAATGAGCTTTGACTTTTTACCTAACATGAATCAAAATGTTGGCGGAGGTTTAAATGCTCAACTAGCTAGATTAGGTCAAGTGCAGCGCATGCAACCTTTAGTTGGTATTGCTCAAACACAAGCTTTTATTACGCCTATTACTAAAATGATGCAAGATGCCCAAGCTAATATAGTTCAGGGCATGATACAGTATAACGAAGCTAATCCTGACTTAGATGACTCATTATTGTTTGATGGCACTGAAACAATACTAAATACTCAGCTTCAAGAAAATAACGTTAAATTTAAAGAGTTAAATAGAAAGCTTGGCTTTATGAGCCCTACCAGCAAAAACTACGCTGAAACAGTAAAAGAAATAAATAACATAAATAAATCTAATTTAAACTTAAGAGATCAAAATAAAAAGTTGTTAGATATTAGAAATATAATAAAAGACAAAGATCTTCAAGAAATATCTCAAGGTAATTCTTCTGCTCACTTAAAGATGTATGAAGATATACAGCAAGGTAGAAAAGATAATTTTTCAACAGATGCAGAAGGTAATTTAATTTGGAATAACCCAAATAAACAAGGTGAAATTAAATCAATACCAATTAGCGGTGTATCTGCAGACGGTCCAGAAATGACTCAAGGCGCGGCTAACGATCAAGCATATAATACTTTTGCTACTATAAGACAAATAAGAGCTAATGAGTTGCAGCCTGGAGATGCTTATCAAAGAATTAATACTATGGCTAGAGAAATAGGTGATAGCGGTTTAAAGTCTTTGATTTTTGATAATATGAACGCTGCAAATAGTCCTATAGGTAATACAGATAAATGGTGGAAAACTTATGCTGCTAGCGTAGGTGTTGAGCCTGAAAGTGAAGCCGGAGGTAAACTATTAGAGCAAATTAAGCTTAAAGGCATGCTTCACTCTGTAGGTGGTGTTAAAGTTAAAGATCATTTTTTAAATTGGCTTAAAGAAGAAGCTGTTAAAGCACCTAAGTTTGGTAAAGGTTTACCACCAAAGGGAAATGGAAATGAATCTACAGATCCAGCAGCTACACCTTGGAAAGAGTGGGGAGCTAGTTATAGCAGTCAATACATAAAAACAGGTGGGGCAGATGAAGTAGCTCCTATATCTATTACCTGGCAGGATGCATCTGAAAGAAGAACAAGATTAGATAATTTAGATATAGTTAAAGGAGCGCATGCTGTATATAGATATCAGCCTAAAGACGAAAACGATAAAAATCCTTGGAAATCTAGTATTGACTTTGTGATAGAAGGTAAAACAAAATCAGAGTTTACTATGTTTGAAGTGGCTGACATAGAAGGACTAATAAAAATGGGTGAAGGAAGAGCTGATTTTGAAGGAGATATTGCGGGTAGAAAAAGTGATCAAGACAAGATTAATGCAGGCCTTGCTCCTTCTACAGCTTTAAAAGAAAATGATGATGACGCTGCCTCTGGAGAGTTAAATAGAATATTTGGCATGCGAATGGGTGAAAGCGAATATTATTTCCATCCTTTTACTAGAGATATTTTTGGAGGAGGAGGCTTCAAACCTGGCTCATCAGATAATGTTTTTACTAATGATGTAATGTTAGTAAAGAAAGATGGTATAAACAAGTTAACTGGTGTGCAAGGCTATCCTGAAGCTGTTGTAGATGAAGCTACAGGACAGCCTTACAGATTTAAAACGGGAACTGATTACAAAGAAGAACAGCTGACAATATTAAATGATTTAATGAAGCAGTTAGACTATGTTAAAAATATTACCGGAGACACTGATAAATCGTACGAAGATAAAGAATAGAATATGAATACAATATACATAGTAGACGGTAAAAGATACTCAGTAGGTCAGTCTAAGCTAGAACAATTTTTAAACGATTTTCCTAACGCTGTAAGAGAAACAGAAGTGGGAAAGCAAAACGGCTTCCCGCAAGACCCGACGGCGAGCCAAGAAGATATGGGGTCGCAATTGGACGATGGTTCATCGGAATCAGTAAGTTGGTTTGATCAAACATGGTTTGGTAGAGGTTTTAGAGCTGCAAGCACTACAGGTGAAGCTACAGATCTTATGGCTGAAGATTTTTCTAATGTTGATATAAAAAAAGTTAGAGAATTTATAGCGGCTAAAGAAGATGAAGCTAAAAATTACGTTCCTTCTGAGCGTATGCAAAAATTCCAAAAACAATACATAAAAGAAGGCAAGACTTGGTCTGCTTTTTTTAGAGGTGTAAGAAGACAACCTGGTTTATTACCAGAGCTTTTTGTCCAATCATTAGGTACTCAAATAGGTACGGCTTTTGATGCACCTGAATCATTAGCCTTTGCAGGTACTGGCGCAGCTGCCGGAGCCGCTCTTGGAGCAGTACCAGGTGCTATTGCTGGTGCTATGGGTGGTTTAGCAACATCTATGGAAGCCGCTTTAACTTTTGGTGAGCTTATAGAAAAAGAGTTAAAATTAGAAAACAAAGAGTTTAC